AAATCAATTACTCCCTTAGCCATTAGCGAGTGCCTCCCATTCGATTGAAAGTCTTGCCAGCATTGTCAATAGCCTTTAGAACAGCCTTTGTAGCGTTGCCTTTGTCATTCTCCCAAGCCTTGTAAATCAAGCGACCACGCTCTTTGCCTGTGCCAGTTAGTGGGCCCATTGCCTGAGCAAAGTTAGGGCGTGATGACGGCTTTGTGCCTGGCGCTCTGCGACCTGCTGTTTCATAGATAGCACCAGCTGCTGAACGGTTGCGAATCTGCGCTAATGCTGTAAAGCCTCTGCGATTAGGTTTTGATGGTGTTGTCTTGTAACCAATACCGCGCTTGACAATAGATGCGTTAAACACAGGGAACTTGCCACCTTCACGCGCCCAATTACTTAATGGCGAAACGGTGACATATCCTCTAGCTTCTTTTACAACAGGCTTTAGAACGCTTGCGATTTCCTTCTGTGTTTCTTTGCTTAATTCTGGTGCGAATCTGCGAAGTGCCTTACGGAGTTCAACGCCGCCTTTGACGGTTGCTGGCATTGGCTATCTCCTTCGCATCTTCCTGTAGAACCTTGATTAGGTTCTTTAACATCACTTCATCTAGCTCTAATAATTGTGTTGGCGAGATCCCGAGCCTCACGCTAAGTTTCGCGATGAGGAAGGTGATCGAGTCTCGCCCTACGTTAAAGGTTCGTCATCGAGAACTTCAACCGAAGTTAAAGTTTCAATAAACTGTTCCCCAAACGGTTTTACAGTTTCACCCGAACGGCGGATACATTCCCAAGCAAGCCAAAAGATGTCGCTCATTTTAGAATCCTCGATTATAGCCTTGTGAAAGCCCTTCTTGGCATAAATCTCAAATCCGTATTGTATCAATGGAGTAATTGAGTATTCCCCAACTTGTCCATCTGCCCTTGTTACTTTTAACCTTGCCATTTTTTGCCCCTTTGTTTAGTTTTTTAGAAAGTACCTGTTGATGCTACTGCAATGGTTGAGTTCGCAGTAAATGTGATTGATTGTGTACCAATATCGCCAACAGCACCATTGATGTCTGTTGTGTTATTGACTAACAATGAAACTGTGTAAAGAGGGTTTGTAGCAGAAACTGCTGTTCCCTTTTCCTGCAAGAATACTGCTGTGACTGTTGTTCCCCATGCAGCTTGAAGTGTTGCAAGAACATTCGCTGATGCGGTGTCGTTCAAAAAGTCGATAGTTACGGTTGAAACTTCCAGACCTTTTGTAAATTTTCTGGAATTATCACCCATCGCGCTCACTTCGATTTCCTCAAATGAACGATTGATTGTTACTGCTGTTACATGGTCAGAAAGATCAACGGAGTTAATCTTAACGCCGACCTTGTTATTTAAGAAGATAGCCATGAAGATTATTCCTCGTCTTTCTTGGTAGATGCTGGCTTTGATACTGCTTGCTTTACCTGACCGATTTTAGCCAGGAATGCTTCGTTTTCTTTTTCCCATTGTTCCATATCGGTCATGGTTTAGCTCCAGGTAGTTAGAACGGATAGTGACATCTCGCAAGTAAGCAGGTCGCCAGATTGGGCGTTCAGAACGCTTGGCTGACTAACTGCTCCCACATTATAGGTCAATGAGGATGCTGCGAGTTTGTTGAACACACCCACAAGGGCATCTTCAATTCCATTAAGGTTGCCTTCATTATCGAATAAAGGAACAGTTATGATTATCTTAAAATTAGCAGTTGGTGCAATCGTGTTATGTTGATTGTTATTAGGCTCTAAATATGGATCAGAAGGGCTAACGATTACTGAGTTAGCAAGAACTGTGGCTGGTGGGAATGCAAATGTCTGCCACTTAGTGTTATCGACTAAAGCAGTCGCAATCGTGGTTCTAAGAGTAGTGAGAGCAACTGGCATTATCCGACCATCGAATTAGGGCTAAGCGCGTGAGCAATAAGTCCTCGAACGCGAGCCAATAGAGTGTTACCCATGCGATAAGGGCTAGGAGTAAAGTCCGGAGAAACGCCGCCTGTAGAGCTAACCTGGCGAGCCTGCCAAATGTCCACGCTAATCATGAGTGCAGCTTGTTGAACTGCCTTATCTTCTGACCAGTCTGTTGTGGTGCTAGCAGTTACTGTGCCATAAGGATTCACTTCATGGCGTGGGCGTGCTGCTGGTGTTCCGTTGATGTTAAAAGTAATTGTGTAATCGCCAACGCTTGTAATGGTCTTTGAGCCATTTAAATGCGCTTCATTATTTGTTACAACGATTGTCTGACCGACATAAAATGTATCTTTAACAATTTGGTCAAAGTAAAGAGTGCCTACTGTGGTTGTGTTGCTATGCGCCACGTTGAAATAAACATTTGACCAAAGCATTGGAAGTAGGACTGCATCAGAGGCATCGCACACTTCTTGCAAAGTTGCATCAGGATATAGAGAACCGACACCGAGCGCTGATCGAAGTTCTGCGACTGTGGTTAGTGCCATTTCTAATCCTTTCTAAAGACTGGGAGTGGGTCAAGGGCTGCGACCCACCCCCAGCGACTTAGGGTGTTACTTATGCCTTGTTGTTCTTGAATGCGCCAGCGCCGACCTTTGTAGCGATTGCTCCAAAGCCGTAGTAACCAATAGTTACTTGACCTGCTGCTGTTGATTCTGCACGAAGGCGGTAGGTTGGTGACTCATACCATGTGTAAGCATCTGGGTTCACGATAAGGATTGTTCCATCGCCATCGCCAGCGTTTGTTGGATCAACATATAGGTTGAGTCCTGCAACATTGCCTGTGAGTGATGTAGGCGCTACTGCTCCGCCTGCGTTCATTGGCTGTGATGCTGTGTAGATTGGACGACCTGCATCGTTAAGAGACATGATGTTTGACCATTGTCCTGTTGATACGATCATGTTGCGAGCAAATGGATTTGCAAGTCCTGCTGTAGCTCCGTAAACAGAAGCTGAACCGCGAGCAACAATTCCAAGAAGCTCAGAAGCTGTTGGATATGTTGTTGTTGTTGTGCCATCTGCTGTAGCACCTGCAATAAGCGCTGCGTTTACTGCTGCGTTTGTTGCCTTTGCGTAAGCTGCTGCCATGTTGCGAACGAGTTCATCGAAGAATGCTGGAGATGTACGATCTAGCAATTCAACAGAGAATGTCTGTTGTCCTGCGTACTTCTGTACTGTCACAGATAGGAAAGATGAGTTCTGATCTGTGTCGCTAAATGCGTCACCTTCTGGCTCGATTGCAACTGTTGGCATTTGTGTAATCTTTGGGATTTCAAATGTCATACCTGCATCAGGAAGCACTCCACGAGAGATTGCATCGATTGATGGGCGGATTGTTGTGCCAAGTGGGTTGATGATTTCTGACAACTGGCGTGTTGGTACAAGACCTGCGTTGTCTGAAGTATCTGCTGCTGCGCGTAGGTATTGACGAGCATCTTCGTCACCTAGTGCTGCGCGGATTGTGTTTTCTGCATACTTAGCAGCTGTGATTTCAATGCGTGGCTTTGTGTAAGCCATTGCTGTAACAGTAGGACGAGCAGCCTCGACAGCCGCAGCTTCTACTGATGGTGTTGCTTCGACTGCTGTGGTTTCTTCCACTACTGTCTCGCTTTCTTTTGGTTGGGTTTCGGATGCAGCTTCTTCTGCCTTTTCGGCTTCTTCTGCTGCAATATCAGTAACCTGAGCAGACTTAAATGCTGGCTCTGTTACTAAACTTACTTCGACTAAACGAGCAGCGGATACATAAGTCACGCCATCTTTAATCTTTGATTTTAATACTTCTGCACCGATGCTGAGTCCGGACTGCAATCCTTCTTCTGCCAGGATGAGTGCTTCTGTGCCGCGTTGTGAACGGCTAATTGAAAAGACTGCGTTAATTGCATCGTCTGACTCTGAGAAGCTAACAGCGCGACCCAAAGGCTTCTTCACATCATGTTGGCTAAGTAGCTTGATTGACTTAGCATCAGGAATCTCAATCGATCCTGATTCAAAGATTACTTTGCCGTAATTGGTTGAACCTGCTTCTACATTCAATGGCACAATTTTGCCAGAGATAGTGCGGCTAGCGGAATCCGCTGTAAGTTCAGCCGTAAGCGTTACGATCTGTGTCATTCCATACCATTGCTTCCATTAGGTGATAGGTCTGTCATTTCCATCGCTTGCTCTGTTGTGACGAGTCCAAGCGATAGCAATTTTTCAATTACTGCAAGTTCTTGCAATGGGTCTGTTCGTAGGAAGTTCTTATCGATGTCGAACTTCACGACATGACCACGAGGAGTAATATCATCCATTGATAAACGATCTTCAATAGCTGTAATAAATGGCTGTAAGGATAGTGCCAAGAATTGCTTGCGCTCATCTTGAACATTTGCGTAAGTCATTGAGTTGTTCATGTCTGCTGAAACATAATAAGCAGGTACATTGCAAAGGCGAGCAATCTCTGTAGCGAGTTGCTGAATTGCCTCATTATACATCATGTCTTTTGGTGAGAATGAAACTGGTGTGTATTCAAGTGTTGATGTTAAGTACGCTGTTGAACGATTGTTGCGAGCATTCTTCCATGCAGCTAGTAATCCTTGAACTTCTTTAGGATCAAGGTCAGCGCCATTGTTCTTTATGTAGCCAGTAGCCATTGGAGTGGCTGCTGCAACAGCAGCGGCTTTCTGCACATCGATAGCAGCGCGGATTGTTTGAACTCCGCTATTGAGAATGCCATCGCCTAATGATTGAAATGTTACTAATGAACCAAGTCCATCCATTGGCAACGTAGTGCCATCTACTGCATAAGAACGAACGAATGTGTTTGTGCTATCAAGTGTTGCAGTTACGCGAGAGTTAGCAATCCATTCAAAGCGTGATGGTCTGCCATCTTCGTTATAAACTTCGACAACTTTCCAAAAGGCTTGTCCGTAAAATAACAATGAATCAACAGTCCAGGCAATTGTTACTGATCGTGGCTGTGAGTAAGAAGGTTGCTCCATCCATACAGGAGAGCCAAGTTCTTCATTTGTAGATTTTTTGTAAAGCTCTAAAGGAATTGCGCCGATTGTGCCTGCGAGAAGATTGCGGCATCGTTGTAATGCAGGAACTGAAATCGCTTCTGTTCGTGATACATACGCATATTGAAACGGCATTGCATAAGGTGAGTACTCACCCAAAACTTGGGGTGCTGACTGTGCTTCGAGTAAAGGTTTAGGTTGTAGTCCGAATGTTTGCAGTAAGCGACCCATGTTTACATATTAGCACACTTTGTCTAATATTTGACAATTTCGGGGTGTTGTGTCTAGGCAATGATTTGAGGCTTTGGAGCAGGAAGCATCAGCTTCGATACAACCATTGCCAAGCCGATAGGTGCTGAGATGTCTCCAGCAGATTTCCTCTTGATAATTCGCCAAGCAGAGTCATTAACCTTAGCCGCACAGTTATTCATTTGCTGGATCAATTCTGCCTGTCCATTGTGAACCACGCGATGATTAACCAAGCCTTCTAATAAGTCACCACAGGCTTTGTAGAATTGCTGACCCGAGACATCCTCACACATAACGCCTGATTGCGTTAAACGGTCTGCAATCGTCTGTGTAGCGTATTTGTCAAAGCAGACTAATCGAGGTTTATAGATGTCGCACCAAGCTTTAATGCTGGCTGCCATCTTTAATTCATCGATTGCCATTTGTGAGCTGTAAGTTTCAAGGATTCCAATTCCGATTCGACCATCTGGCAATAATTGACCTGCGACCAGCGATCCGTTACGCCTTGACGGGCTGACATCAAATGCAAAGACTGTGTAAGCACCCACAGCCATTTCAAGTGTGTTGTCTGATGTTTCTTCCAAAACTCCATGCGGCCAGGGCGATTGCAACGAATCAATCCATTGACAAAGCGTTTCTGTTCTCGTCTGCTCGATTGGGTTTGTCGCTATTGCTTCTTCGATTGAATCTTTTGTAATTATGTAACCAAGTGCAGGATTGCTTGGTGCAACAGCATTGCGCCAAAACCAATCGCTAGTAATGTCAATCTTGCAATACTGAGGAGCTGAGTATTCATAGTAGCCAAAGGTTTCAGGAGGATAATCCTTAGCGCGTTCTACTAAGCCATTAAGAACTGAACTGAAGTGGTCGCCTGCGTCTGTGCATTAGCTCTGGCTCTTGTTACTGGTACAGCTGCTTTGTAGCCATCTTCTGAGATTTCGCGGATTTCATCGATCCATAAGAAGTCTGCGGTTCTTCCGCGTGGTGATGATGAGTTATCTGAGATGACATCAAGTGTTGCGCCATTGAGTAGCTCTATTCTTTCGCCGCCGTTGGCATAACGGATTGCCTTTGTCATGGCTTTGAGTTCCGGCGTTGATTCTATGATCCAAGCAATCTCTCGAAAGAGCATCAGCGATGTTGCGCGGTTGGCTGACATGATAATCAGCTTCTTCTCGCCACCATAGAACATTCCCCAAATAACTCGGACTCGACCAAGATGGCTTTTGCCGTTTTGGCGTGAAATAAGCAAGAGTGCGGTACGCCTGCGATAGTTATTCTTCTTATCGACAGACATCATGTCTTTGAGAACAAATTCCTGATATGGCATCAGCTTGTCCATCTTTAGACGATCAATCATGTCTAAGACTTCTTTATAGCGAGACTTGCCCTTTAGAAGTGGGCTGTGAACCCTCGGTTCAGTTGCCCCTCGCAGCGGCTGGGTCTTCTTGGGTTTATCTGTCATTGACTCGGACTGGGTTTGACTTTAAACGGACTATCTTGCATTGGTCTGGACTGCATCGGGGAGATACGGGCAGAAAAGACAGGGGGGGTAGCCGTTTGTGCTAAAAAAACGCCCTCATCCTTCGATGATTTACGCAAGTTACAATCACGACACAACACTTGAAGGTTATCCATGTCATGAGTGCCACCGTTCTTACGGCTAATGATGTGATCTATTTGCAAGTTCTCATCATTGCCACAGTATCTGCATTGCCTACCATCACGAGCGAACACACGCTCTTTGTGGTTGCGATACTTACGGCTATTGAGTTTATCTAATGCCATCCTTTACGCTTCCAATGATCTAAAGCTTTACAAGTATCTGGTTGCTTACCTTCATGAGTCATAGTGTAGCCATACCTATGTCCTATGTATCGTAAGCCCCAATCAATCTGCTCTAATGGATTAGCAGTTCTTAACCACTCACTCTTACCTTGTGGTATTCCATAGACTTGATGAGTACCTTCTAGATTACCTACTGCTTTCCATCTCCATGCTGATTCTTTTCCATATAGAACAGCTATACATTTGTAATTCTTTACTGTTAATTGTCCTTTAGCATATTGCTTAGATGTAATGCGTTTTGTTGAGTCGTTTGTCGCACTTGCAGCTGATACGAAGGAGAAGCATAGAGATGCCCCTAACACGATTGCTACCGAGCGAACTATCCGCGAAGCGGTTCGCTCTGAGCACCTGATGTGCTCTAGCTCTCTGAGTGTACTGGTCATGTCAAATCCATTTCTATAAGTGCTGGTCAGATGGCGTGTCGTACTATGTGACTTCCTACTTC